GTCCACCAGCCGTATATGTCACTGGCACAGTGCCGTAGACAGAACCGGAATGGCCATTACCATCGGTGCCGTTCAGCACCCAATGCACGGTGAACACAACGTCAGTTTCGCCTTCATAAGAAGGGTAGGCAGATAGGGAGGGAAAGGACCAAGTGTAAGTGTTGGACATTATTTTGACTCCAGTGCGGTAACTTTTGCGGATAGTTCTTGGATGGCCTTGACGAGGACAGCCGTTATGTTCCCATACGAGATACCAAGATATTCACCCGTATCATGAACAACTTCTGGGATAATTGGTTGGACTTCTTGGGCAATAAACCCAATTTCAGTTTGCTCTGCACCAATCCTGTTATAGGAAACGGGCCGCAAAGAAAGCACATCAGCAAGACCTTTATCTATTGTCTTAATGTTTTCCTTTAACCGCGCATCAGAACCGTTTACCCAAGACCCATTTAGCGCGTTTCCATTCCCAGAGGTGTCAAAACTAAAGAATCTATCAGAACCGGAAGCCCCAACCCTAAAAGAAATAACATTTGTTGCGCCTTCATAAATATAACAATTTCCAGTGTCGGTTCCTAAATAAATGCCGGAAATAAGGGAATTACCATTGACGCGGAATATCGCACTTCTCGCTGTGGCTGTTGCCTGCACCAGCAGATTGCCTGCAAAATACCCGCTGCCATCGCCTTGTACATGAAACGCAACTGTCGGAGAAGCAGAAACATTAGTGTAGAAACGTGCGAGGTAAATACTAGATAAGCTGGTCGATTGTGCAACGGAAACTTGAAGCTGGTCTGACGTAATTCCGGTTGTTGCCAAATTGCGAAAATAACCTGTCCCGCCCGCACCATTGGCAACAACTGACAGAACGCCACCAATACTCGCTGGCGAACTTGTCCCAATCCCTACGTTGCCGCTGGAGTCGATACGCATGGCTTCCGAAAACGAAACATTTGTCCCAGCAATCCCAGATGCAGCGTAACGCCAAACATGAGTACCAGAAAGTTGGTAGTAGTCAGTAGCATTGCCCGTATTAATATATTTGTAATTTGTCCCGTCAAAATAAGTGTTGACGGACAAGTGACCAACGCCACTACTACCCCACAGAGACGGGCCAGCCATCTGCAATGCAGTAGCCCCACTCCATGCATTAAGCGTAGCCCCAATCCCTACGTTGCCGGAGGTGTCAATAACCATACTAGTTGTTGTTGAACCGTATGCGCCACGGCTAAATTCAATGTTCGCTTGCCCAGTATTCAAAATGGTTGAACCATCTGAACTACGGCGACCCAGAAATGATGAGTTGGTTCCAAGCAGCAGCGAACCTGTGGCAATGTCATTGCTGACAACAAGGTTCTTGGTTACGTTTGTCCCTGTCGTAGGAGTGGTGGTCAATCCGACCAAGACGTTGCCGGAGGAGTCGATGCGCATACGTTCGGAGCCGCCCGTACTTGCCGCAACTGTATCGGCGGCGGGGAACCACAAGCCAGTGTCGGCTGTGCCAGTGGTTGATACAATGGCAGGGAGTGCTGCGCTACCAGCGGCAACAGTCGTTACGCCCGTTACACCGAGGGTTGAACTAAGAGTAGTCGCGCCCGTTACACCGAGGGTTCCACCCATTGTGGCATTGCCAACGATAGCGGTATGCGCCTCTACGATGTCTGTGCCGTTACACGTTAGTACTACCTTCTTCCCATTGGGGACGAGTATCCCCGTCTGACCCGACACTTTCACGGTTACAGCAAAACCACCGGAGGTGTTGTTGTAAACAAAATACATTTTTTCCTTGGCAGGAACAATCAAGCTAGTTGTGGCATACGTCAACGCGCCTGTCATCTCAATGAACATGTTTCGCGCTACACCCGAAGCACCGTTGGGGATTGTGATCGTGGTAGTCGCCGCCGAGCCGTCTGTAATAGCTTGAGTTACATACCCGCCGATTGCTTCTTCCAGCAGAGTGCCGAGGTTAGTATTGGTTGTAGCACCCCATGTACCGGACTGATCGCCCGTCCCTATGAGTTCGAGACCAAGATTCGTTGAATAAGTGCTAGCCATTTATCTGCCTCCTACGCGGCAATTTGATTCCAGTTGGGGGACTGAGATGGAGATACCGCGGTCCAAGAAGGGCTTCCACTTGGGACCACTTGTGTCCAACTAGGCGTTTGACTCGGGACAATATTTCCCCAAACGAGAACTTGCCCACCATATCCTATTGCGGAAACCCCCGCAAGACTGACATTTGCATCTGCTGTGATGGTGACTGAGCCAGCACTGCCCGTGGCCTCTAGGCCCGTGACATCGATCAAGTTGACCGAGGTAATGTCTACTTGACCAACTGAACCTGTGCTGGATACGCCTGTTACAAAAACATTTGGACTCTGGATGAAGTCAACTGTTCCAATATATCCAGTGGCTTCAACTCCGGTCGGGTTGATATTGGCATCTGCCGTAACAGTAGCATCCCCAACACTCCCCGTAGAAGTAAGACCAGTCGGGCTGACATTGGCATCCGCCGTAACCGTAGCAGAAGATCCAACATCCCCAGTAGCAGAAACCCCCGTTGGACTGATATTGGGGCTCAGTATAAAATCAACTGTCCCAATACCACCTGTTGCCTCAACGCCCGTTGGGCTAACATTGGCATCTGCCGTGACCGTAGCAGAGCCCACACTTCCAGTGGAAGAAAGGCCGGTTGGGCTAACATTGGCATCTGCCGTAACTGTGGCGGAGGATGCCACATCCCCCGTAGCTGATACTCCCGTCAGATTGATGCTGACATCAACTACCGCTACGACGGAGCCTACACTTGCTGTTGCCTCAACCCCCGTTGGACTGACGTTAGCATCTGCAACAACGGTAGCTGACGAAGCTACATCACCGGTAGCCAGACCGATAGCAATCGCATCCGTGCCAAATGCGCCTAGTCCCCAACCTTGGGACCGGTCCCATCCTTCAAAGGCTACGATTGCATCGGTCATTGGTCATTACGCAATACGAATGATAGCGTTGGAAGCATCGGCGGTGGGGAATACAACCGTGAATGTACCAGCTGAAGCGGTCTTATCCGCACCGAAGTCCAGCACAACAACAGCCTTGTTGCTCTGAGTCGAGTTGTAAATCAACGCGCCGCGAGCCGTGAAGGAAGCCGTAGACCACGAGCTGTCAGCAAAATCTGCCCAAGCCGTTGTGCCACTCGAAGAAGTAGTGGGGCTTGTCAGCGTATTACCACCAGCCGTGTAGGCAGAACCCGTCGTATTGGTCGTCTCGTTAGTTGCGGAGTACACTGTTGTGGCAGCGGTCAGCGATGCCGAAGATGTGTAGAGAGCTATTTTGAACGAGTCGGCAGCGGTACTGCCACGGACAACAGAGGTGTTGAAGGCATGAATCCCGCTCAAGATTTCCAGCTTGAAGGATGTAGCCATGAAATTGCCAGTGAATGCCATTATGGCCTCCTCAAAAGTTCAGCTAAATAGGGGTGACCAGCTTCTGTTACCAGATGGCTGACCGTGGTCCTGTCACAGGATATAGCACGTTTTATGTGATCAAGCACTACTTGTTCCACTAAATCCTTGAAGGCTACCGCCTGTTCACGGATAGCAGGATGCGCTGTTTCGGAAACAGAAACAATGCGGTCAGCGGCCCGCTTTGCCCAAAACTCTGGTGGGTGTCCCCCATCCGAGGATGTATGAACATCGACTCTAAACCCACCAGTAGTACCCTGACTTCCAACCATTCTATGTCGCCTTTATTTTGACAAGCCCATCACGGTAGGCGTCTTCATCTTCAATGCCTTCGCCGTAGTTCTTCAAGCGAGCAAGGGCTTCCGCAAACCGTTGATTGTACAAGTTCAACAGGTCTTGCTCACCCTTCATATAGGTATAAGCCTCAAACAACGTCCCGTAAAGGAGTGCCTGTTCGGCATTGTCCCCAAGCCAAGATGTACCCGTATCTACAATCGAGGCAGGCTGATAGAAGTAATGCAACTCAACAGGGTAGGCTCCCGCTGGGATGGGGGCTAGCAGGAAGGTACTTTTGTCAAATAGGGCGTAATACTTGGGAGTTCCGGTGACTCCGGAAGGATTATACTCTTGAAGAAATTCAACGTCCTTGTTCAAAAGGAATGAGGTTTCCCCATTTACCGTGACACTTAAAGAGTATGACGACAGGAAATCCGCGGGCAACCCCAGAAACTTATTGCTGGCAGTCGTTGTACCGGAGACATTATAACGAAAATCGACTAACTGAACGGAAAACAGAATCCGTTCTTCGCAGTTGCGAATAAAGGTGGGGATGTAAGAGTTAAAGGTTGTTTCATCGTATTCGGTGAAATCCTTTACCGCTTGTACCAGCGTCGTGTATGTCCATGCCATTATGTTATCTCCACCGTCACAAGACCGATTTGTATAATACCCTGAAGCAGAGAATTTTCAATGAACGGGAATATTTCATCGCCAACAGGTACATCAAATGGCTCCTTACGAGAAGGACGCGGCTCCCACAAGGCCTGTGGCTCCGTTGGGGGGTATCGTGGATCAAGCTGCGGGTGCTTTACTTCCCAGCATTCCATACAGGTTTTAAGGCCGTTCCACTCTTTCTTAAGTTGAAGAAGGCGATACTGAAGCCCGCAGCGGTCGCACAAAGCAATTGCAATCGAGCCGTGAGCAAACCGTGTCATGTAAACACACGGTAGGTGCTTCTTCCCGGAGTGAGACTCAGTGAAGCCCTATCTCTGTCTTCAGTCGCAGCAAGCGTAAACTCTTGATCGTAGATTGCCTTAAGCATCTGAACACGATCTGGGGCCTTCTTCATGGCAATGTAGTACGCAAGACCTGCCGCCAAGCATGGGTAAAACCTGAAGGGCATCTGCATTGTATTGATACCGGCAGAGGCGTCATCCATACGCACAAGCTTGTTTACAAGCATATAATAAGTTTGGTCGGGGGTAGGCCAGACATACATCATAGGCGTAATCTGACGATCAACAAAAAGCTGGACAGGACGACCCTGTGTCAGCTTGTTTGGGATGTTCGTGTAGTACTCACGGCTTACACGTTCCATCGTCAAGTCATACTGCTGCG